CCAGACTGTAGATATTACAATGCTGGCTCTTCAGAGGAGTTTGGAGATGTTTTGTATTCTCCTCAATCAGAACTTCATCCTATCCGCCCAAGAAGCCCTTATGGTGTTTCTAAGGCTAGCGCTAGGCATATGGTTAAAGTTTGGAGGGACTCTTATGATCTTTACGCTATCCAAGGTTGGCTATTTAATCACGAAGGGACTCGCCGTGGAGAAGAGTTTGTCACTCGTAAAATAACCAAAAACGTAGCAAGAATTAAGAATGAATATCATCTGGATAACTTTAAGCCTCTTGAATTGGGGAATGTAGACTCTAAAAGAGATTGGAGTGATGCGGAAGATTTCGTTGACGGTGTTTGGCTAATGCTCAACCAAGAAGAGCCTAGAGAGTATGTCCTTTCTTCCAATGAAACCCACACTATTAGAGAGTTTGTCGAAGAGGCTTTTAATTTTGCAGGTTTCGCTATAGATAAGTGCAAGTGGGTTGGTGAGGGTGTTAAACAGGAATACGTTCATGGAGATAAAGTTCTGTTACGTATCAACCCAGATTTCTATAGACCAGCAGAAGTGGAAGTCCTTTGGGGCGATTCTTCGGAGGCGAGGAGGAATTTAGGATGGAAGCCCAAAAGTCGTTTTTTAGATTTGGTTAAAAAAATGGTTGACCATGATTTAGCGCATAGCTAAGCTGTGGCGTGAGCAAACCCAAACCTCTTAACAAGAGGGAGATAATCTTCCGATTGATAGAAGTCCCTGATAAGGGGAGAAGGGTCTTTTTTGCGAGAGAGATGAAGATGCTTAACGACTTATGTAGCCGTTACTCTCAGGAATTTATGTCGATTGTCTCTTTCGGTAAGAAGTTTGATTCTCTAGCTTACTTAGTCAGCGATAAACTAAAAGAGACTCTAGACGAAAAGTTTAGGGCTTTTAATTTTAGAGTTGACTTATCGAAGTATAAGACCTATGATATAGGTGATAAAGTGGGACCAGATGGAGATGTGTCCCGCATCAAGCGAACCATAAAAGATTTTTTAAATGAGTGATAGCATAAACCCAGCAGGAATCCTTAACAACTTTCTTAAGGCGAATAAGAGTGATCATTACAACTTTGAAGAGACTATAGATTATAAAGTATCTAGCGGCTCCCTGCAATTTGACATGCATCTGGGAGGAGGCTTCGGTCCTGGATTACATCGCTTCACAGGAATCAACGAGGGAGGTAAGACATCAGAGTCTCTGGAGCTTATGAAAAATTTCTTGAAGACAATACCTAAAGCTAGAGGTGTTTACATTAAAGCTGAAGGAAGGTTGAGTCCAGAGATGCAAAAGAGGAGTGGAGTTAAATTCGTTGATCAGGACGAATGGAAAGAGGGGACTTGCTTCGTGTATGAGAGTAATATTTATGAATCAGCGATGAGTCTAATTAAGGAGCTTATCACAAATAATGAGGATAAGAATCTCTATTGTTTCATCGTCGATTCCATTGATGGTTTGATCAGGAGAGACGATAACAGTAAGAGTTTTGAGGACGCTAGTAAAGTCGCGGGAGGCGCATTAATCGCATCAGATTTTTGTAAAAAGACTAGTGTAGCTTTAGGAAAGCGAGGTCACATGGCCATCTTTATTAGTCAGGTCAGAGCTGATATCAAAATTGACCCATACTCAAAAAGCCCAATTCGACAAACTACTGCTACAGGTGGTAATGCGTTACTGCACTTTGCTAACAACATTCTAGAGTTTGAGCCTAGATTCAAAGGGGATCTCATTTTGCAGAACCCTTCTATCAAGACTCCAGATGTTAAGAAGAACCCCATAATTGGTCATTTTGCTAAAGTAACCATCAAAAAATCTGCAAACGAAAAGACCAATACGACAATACCTTACCCAATTCGTTATGGTCGCACAGGAGGCACATCGATTTGGGTAGAGAAAGAAATTATAGATATGCTCTATGGATGGGAGTTTATCACTAAAGCTGGCGCTTGGTTAAAAGCTACAGATGATTTCATGGAGCTTCTAACTTCTAAAGGTTTTACTTTCCCAGAGAAGATCCAAGGCGAAGCTAAGCTGTTTAAGCATATCGAGGAAGACAAAGATCTTAGTGCATTTTTAATTGAGTATTTTAGGGAGCAGGTCGCAGCAGTTGAAGCATGAAGTTCTTTGACATAAATGGCAAAGAGCGCAATCTAAAAAACGCAAAGAAGTATTTAATCGATTGGGAAAAGCCTAGCCGTAGTAAATTTCAAACTACTGTAAAAAAATTCCTTTACGACTATTGGAAGAATGACATAGTCTTCGAAGAGTTTAGGGTTGTTGGGAGTAGATTGTCCTTAGATTTCTATAACGCTAATAAAAAAATAGCTGTAGAAGTACAAGGCGCACAACATACGAAGTTTGTTAAATTCTTCCATAAGAATCGTTTTAGATATGCAGAGCAATTGAAGAGAGACATGCAGAAGTTTGATTTTTGCAAAGCTAACGAAATTAGACTAGCAGAGATCTACCCTCAAGATGAGATCCAAGCTTCAGTATTTAACGACCAAGATATTTATCTATGAATTTACCAGATGGTAGTGAAAATCCAGAGTTTTGTATCCCCATTGAAATGGTGGAAAAAATTTACGAATTGTCTGGTGGGGCTGATAAATATAAAGGGGTAATCATGGCTGTATCCTCTGAGAATGGAAAACCTCTAGTCTATTGCAAATTTGATTGCAGTATGACAGAATTTGCTTTAACAAAAGCTCTAGAGAATCACTTAGATCACCCACCCAAAGAATTAAGCGAAGAAGAACTGTAATATGATATACAATTTCGAATTAGAAAAACAACTGTTAGCAGGTTTACTGAGAGAGCCAGAAAGCTTGGCTGAGATATCTAATTTTATCAGTATCTCAGATTTCTATTCTAAGCAGAGTTCTCTACATTCTGCGGTTTTTCGTATTATACAGCAAGCTATTGACGCTGGAGATGAAATAGACGAGATTATCGTGGCTCAAAGAGTCAATGATTTAGGATTGTCTTTTGAAGACAATCTCAAACCTTCTGATTATATTAAATCTTTGTCTCTTAGGAAAGTCCCGAAGGGAAACATCTTAAAAACAGCTAAGGAATTAAAGAAGTATTCCATCCGTAGAGAGATACTGGAGTCTTCTCAAGAGATAGCGAAGAAGATGAAGAATATAGCTCCAGAATCCTCTTACAGAGAGATTATAGAGCTGGCTGACAATGTATACAATTCTCGCATTAACCTGTATGAGATCGGCAATGATACGCCAGAAAACATATATGAAGAGATGGAAGCACTTGTAGAGGAGAGGGGCAACAATCCAGTCACAGAATTCGGCATGATGGGGCCGCATGAAAAGATTAATGATATTTATGGCTCTCTATTGAGAGCTGGTAATATAACTGTTATTGTCGCGAGGTCTGGTGTAGGTAAAACTCAGTTTTGCATGGATTATTCCACTAAAGTTAGTTTAAAATATGATGTGCCAGTTCTCCATTTCGATAATGGAGAGATGAGTAAAGAAGAATTAATTATGCGACAGTGTGCGGCCTTGTCGGGAGTTTCGATGCATTTACTAGAGAGTGGTAAATGGAGAAAAGCTGGACAGGATGTAGTGGATAAAGTTAGATCTGTATGGCCAAAAATAAGTAAACTAAAATTCTATTACTACAATGTGGGTGGGATGGACGTAGATTCTATGGTTAACACCTTAAAAAGATTTTACTATGCTAAAGTAGGTAGAGGTAACCAAATGGTTTTTTCTTTCGATTACATTAAAACAACCTCAGAAAGTAATGGTAATAAATCAGAGTGGCAGGTTGTCGGTGAAATGGTTGATAAGTTTAAGAAGTGTGTGCAGAAAGAGATTCTCCACGAAGGAAATCCTATGATTCCGATGATAACTTCTGTTCAGTCTAATAGATACGGAATTACTAATAACAGAAACTCTCAGAATGTAGTCGATGATGAGTCTATTGTTTCTTTGTCAGACCGTATCACTCAGTTCTGTTCTCACATGTTCATTCTTAGGAGTAAGACTGGTGATGAGGTAGAGAGCGAAGGAGAAAGGTTTGGGACTCATAAGCTCATAAATGTAAAAGCCAGACACTTGGGTAGCGATATTGCTGGGGCTGTAGAACCAGTTAGTATTGGAGATACTCTGAGAAAGAATGCTATTAATTTAAATTTTAATAATTTTAATATTACAGAGAGGGGCGATTTAAGAGATATCGCCAGAGTATTAAACGGAGAAGAAGAGTTAGAGACAAATGGACATCAAGAAGAAATCCCAGACTTCGATCAATTCTGAAGACTTCCAAGGGATCTTGGAGTCAGTAGGTTACACTCTAATTGATTGTGGCGATCATTGGAGAACTCAAGCTTTGTATAGAGATGGAGATAATAAGACTGCACTTAAGATTTACAAGAATACTGGCGTATGGATGGATTTCGTCCAGAACAGAGGGAGTAAACCTTTCGAAGCTCTTATTGAATTAACGACTAAAGACAAAAGAGAAACAGAAGCTATTTTAGCTAACTCATATACAGATGAGGTTTCGACATATCAACCTAATGAAAAGATACAGATGGAAAGAATATATCCAGACTCGGCCTTAGATAAACTATTCCCAAATTATCACTTTTATCAGGGTAAGAATATATCAGAAGAAACCCAAAAAGCTTTTCAAGTAGGGCTTGCTGGAGTCGGGAAAATGTACAGACGTATGGTATTCCCCGTTTACAACGAACACAGTCAAATTATAGGTTTCTCTGGTCGGCATGTAGATTCTAATAATGAAAAGTGGAAGCATCTTCCTAAATGGAAACATGTAGGGAAGAGAAACAACTGGGTTTATCCAGCTTTCAACACCGCGACAGGTGTTGATGAAGAGATAGAGTTGAAAAAAGAAGTAATATTAGTAGAAAGTATAGGTGATGCATTGGGTCTTTATGAACAAGGGATTAAAAACGTTTTGGTCATTTTTGGCTTGTCCGTTAATAGTAATATTATCAATTATCTTAGCGGTAGGGCTGTTGTCAATATATGCATTGCTACAAATAACGACTCTGGCAGCAGTGAAAATAGAGGACTTATTGCAGCGGTAAAAAGCTACCTTAAATTGTCTAGTTACTTTGACTTGGGTAGTTTAAGTGTAAAATTTCCTCCTAAGCCGTATAATGATTTTGGTGATGCACATTTGCATGATTGTGATATTAAGAAAGACTGGTTGAATAAGCCAGTAGATCAAGATGCTCAATTAAAGTATGTCTGCAATTTTGTAAAAAACAACTCATCCAGTTTCACTAAAAAAGAATTTAAAACAGCCTTGTTGCTAAGTAATGACTGAACCTCAAACGCCCTTATCTGCGAGTCGAATTAAAACTGCTCAATCCTGCTCTTGGCTTTATTGGTGTAAGTATAAATTAGGTCTCCCAGAGAAGAGTAATGATGGGGCGAGGAGAGGGTCTATATGCCACTTAGTGTTTGAAGTCCTTGGTGTTCCCAAGAGGAAAAAGTATTTTGATGAAATAATTAAATCTCAAGATGTCTTTTCTATCCCTTCTATCAAACGTTTAATTTTTAAACATGCTGAAAAAGAGGGAGTGGATGATGCTGAGAACATACAGATGATGAAGGAGATGATCTTCAATGGTCTGTCTTATGATTTCTTTGGTGGGGATCTTTCTGAGCCAACTGAAGAGTATTCAGAGAAAGATTTCGATATTATTAAGAATGATGGCGAGATCAGCTACAAGATTAGGGGTTTCATAGACAAGCTCTTTCTGTATAAGGATCAAAAGTTTGCTTTGATTAGAGATTTTAAGACCAGTAAAGATGTATTCAAGGGTAAAGACCATACTGATAATTTACAGGATTTAATGTATAGCTTAGCTGTAAGGGATCTATTCCCAGAATACGCTAATAGGGTTAGTGAGTTTCTCTTTTTGAAGTTTGATTTGGACTTGAAAGCTAAAAAAACAGGGATAGTTAGGATGGAGCCTCTTGACCCTGATGAGCTGGTAGGTTTTGAATTACAGCTTACAGAGATACAAAAATATCTAGACAATTTTACAGAGAGAGACGCGAAATACAATTTTGCTGCTCGTAAAGGCTTCCCTTCTGACAGTTCCTTTAGTGGTAAGTTGCTATGTGGCTTTGCTACTAAGAAGGGAGAACTTAAAAAAGACGGCAATCCAAAATGGCATTGCTCCATGAAGTTTGATTTCTTTTATTATGAGGTCTACAACTCAGAAGGTAAGACAGTCAAGTGTTACTTCGAAGAGGATTTCTCTGAAGATCTTATCCCCAAAGGCGGGAAATACGAGATCAGATATTATAAGGGTTGCCCAGCACATTGTTCTTGACTCGCTAGTCTAGACTTGTATAGTTGGGTCATGGTCCCAGTATTCAAATCTACTTTCTCTATAGGGAAAAGTATTTTAACATTAGACGAGGCGGAGAAGGACGGCGGTCCTGATAGCATCTTATCGATATGCGAAGAGAACAAGATTAAGAGCTTAGTCTTAGTTGAAGATTCTATGACGGGTTTTGTTACTGCTCATAATAGGTGCAAAGAGCGAGATATAAATTTAGTCTTTGGTCTTAGGATTACATGTTGCAACGATGTAAATGACGATGATAATTCTGATCATAAAATTGTAATTTTTGCTAACGACGATGATGGATGCCGACTATTATATAGAATCTATTCGTATGCTTATACTAGTAATAGCGGCAAAGTAGATTTTAATTTTTTGAATTCATTATGGAGCGATAGTATCGATCTAGTAATTCCATTTTATGATTCTTTTATCTATAATAATAGTCTTCACCTAAAAAAATGTGTCCCCAGCTTTTCAAAAATCAGTCCTGTGTTCTGGGTCGAGGATAATTGTCTACCTTTCGATAATTTACTGGCACGTAAAGTAAAAAAGTTCGCAGATAACATCGGGGCTAAATGTAAAGATGTGAAAAGCATCTTCTATAAAAAAAGAGAAGACGTTGAAGCGTTACAGACATACAAGATACTCTGCAACAGAAACTTCGGGAAAGCGGCTACGTTAAGTAGTCCAAATTTAAATCATTTTGGTAGCCAAGAGTTCTGTTTTGAGTCATATTTAGAGAAGAAAGAGGTAGCCAATGGATGAATCGTTGTTAAGGTTTGATAAGAAGCAAAAATATTTAGTTTTCGATACAGAAACTGAAGGCTTAAATTTAATCAGGTCAAGACCTTGGCAGGTTGCTTGGTTAGTAGTGGAAGGAGGTAAAATCTTGGAGAAGCATGATATGTTTCTGGATTGGCCAAATTTAGATGTGTCAGCGGGAGCTGCTAAGATCACAGGTTTTACTATGGAAGAGTATAACAAGAGAAAAGAAAGCCCGAGAAAGGTCTGGGAGAAGTTTTCTAAGCATCTTTATGATGAGGATACGTTTATAGTAGGTCAGAATTTATTAGGTTTCGATGTTTACATGGTCAATATTTGGCGTGAGTTAATGAAACTTGAGGCTGATTACTCATATGTAGAACGTATTATCGACACAAGAGCTTTAGCTGTAGCTATAGCTAAAGACATACCAGTAGATAAAGATGATTTTATTAGTTGGCAGTATAGACTTATAAATCATAGGGAAAGAAAGCTAAAAACATCTCAGGCTTTCCTGCTTAAAAAATACAATATAGATCATGACCCCAAACGATTGCATGATGCCCTTTACGACATCGAGATGAATTTTAAAGTTTTTCGTAAACAGCTTTTTGACTTAGAAATATGAATTCATTAAAACACATAGGATATAAAACACCTTTTCCAGTTGGTGTTAAGTTGCCAGAGATTAAGATTGAGGATAAATACTATAAAGAAGTTTCATGTGAAGAATCTGCAGACAATTATCAGTTTTTAAGGAAATTGTGCTTCAAGAGGTTACAACAAAAAGGTATAGATAAATTTGATAATGCTCAAGTTTACTATGGTAGGTTAAAAGAAGAGTTGTCTATCTTCCAAGAGTTGGGTTTCGTAGATTATATCCTTCTCAATTGGGACATCATTAATTTTTGCGTCGAGAATGATATCCCTACAGGGGCTGGTCGAGGTAGCGCAGCTGGATCTTTAGTTCTCTATGTTATTGGCGTGACGAACATAGACCCAATTGAATACGATTTATTCTTTGAGAGGTTTGTGTCTAAGAGTCGTGCAAAAAAGATAGAGCATGAAGGGGAAACTTTTCTTGATGGTAGTCTGTTGGCTGATGTCGATAACGATATTTCTTATGATCGAAGATTGGAGGTTATAAAATATATCGAAAAGAAATATAAAGGCAAGACCTCTAAGATCCTGACATTGAATACCCTAAGTGGTAAACTTTGCATGAAGGAGTGTGGTAAGATAGTCGCAGAATTATCTGAGATGGAAGTTAATCACATTAGCGACTCAATCCCTAAACATTATGGGATAGTAGCTAAACTCCAAACGGCTTATGAAGAGAGTGAGAGTTTTAAAAAACATGCTGATAAATATCCTAAAGTCTATAATATAGCTAAAAAGCTACAAGGTCTGAACAAGAATACTGGAGTCCATCCTTCTGGTATATCTATTTCCTTTTATGAATTAGATGATATCATGCCACTACAAACAACAAATGATGGATCTTTGATCTCGGCATATGACATGAATGATGTAGCTAGTCTTAGTGTCAAGTTCGATATCCTAGGTCTTCGGACATTATCTGTTGTGCATGATGTTTGTAAGGGGCTTGGAATAAAGGCTTCTGATATAGACCCCCATCACCCTAGCATCTATGCAGCGCTAGCTTGTTTAAGATCTCCGCAGGGCTTGTTTCAGATCGAAGCGGACACGAACTTCAAAGTCTGTAAGTTGATCTCTCCTCAGAGCTTAGAGCAATTATCAGCGGTGGTCGCTATAGCAAGACCTGGAGCTTTAGATTTCAAGGATGCTTATGCCACTTATGTAAGAACTGGCGAATTCCAATCTGTGCATGAGTATTTTGATGATATTCTCAGCTATACTGGAGGCATTCCCCTTTATCAAGAACAGTTGATGAAAATGGCTGTGAAAGTAGGTTTTAGCTTAGATGAGTCTGAGCAACTAAGGCGTATAGTCGGGAAGAAGAAGGTGGACAAAATGCCAGAGTGGAAGGCAAAAATTGATGACAAGATAAAAGAGAACGATTTAGAACCTGAAGTGGCAGAAGTCCTTTGGAAAGTCGCAGAAGACTCTGCTAATTATTCGTTTAATAAATCTCACTCTATTAGTTATGCTTATCTAGCTGCTATAACTATCTATCTGAAATTTAACCATCCTCAAGAATTTTATCTCAGTCTGTTAAAGTATGCTAAGTTTGAGCCTAATTCTCATGAAGAAATCGCTAAGATATCCCAAGAGCTTTGTCACTTTGATATTGAGTTACTACAACCAGATTTAAATAAGTCTGACATTGACTTCAAAATCGAGGGCAAAGATATTAGGTATGGATTAAATTCTATAAAAGGTGTATCCACTAAAGTTTTAGTATCCTTATTGGAATTTAGAGAGGATTCATTTTCTAATAAGTATGAAGTGTTTTTGGCGGCTAAACAAGCAGGACTGAACATAGGTACTTTATCAGCTTTAATACAGGCTGGTCTTCTAGACTCATTTGTTAAGCATACTCGACCAAGATTAGTTCTAGAGGCTCAGACCTTTAATGTTTTAACGGATAGAGAAAAGAGGAATCTAGTTGCGCTTGGCGAGTCATACGATTACGATATAATAACATCGATACATGAGGTAAAGAAACAAGATATGGTTGGAGACGATAATAGAGCGATATTTAAGGATAGCAGGTTTGAGACATTTAAGAAAAAATATAAGCCTTATAAGCAAATTTATGAGATGAACAAGGTGCATAATAAGTATGCTAATTGGTATTTTGAAGAAAAACTCTTAGGATATAGCTACTCTCATAACATTAGAGAGATATTCAGCTATGGAGAGGACTTCCATTCTGCTGACGCAGTGAAAGATCTTGAGCCTAGAGCAAGAATAAAATTTGTTGGCTCTTTAACTGACATTATTAAAAGGACTAGTCGCAACGGGAATAAATATGCTAGATTGACTATGCAAGATGAAACTGGGGTTCTAGAAGGTCTTTTCTTAGATAGTGAGAGAGAGGGGAGATTAACTAACTACTTAGATTCTGGAAAAAAGTTGCCTAAGAAAGGTGATGTCGTTATAGTATTTGGGTCCAAAGGGGATGATATTGTCTTTCTTGACAAAATAGTTCCTTTAAAGGATAAAATCTACATGAAACTATCTGAACTAAAATAGTGTAAAGAATTATGATGGGTTTAGCCGATTTCAACCTCACGCCTAAAGCAAAGAAAGGATTAAAAGATTCTAAGAAGTTTGCTAAGGATAATGGTCACGATTTAGTAACAGTAGCTCACTTAGTATATGGCTGCTTATCGAACATATCAGATACTTGTTCACTCAGATTAAAATCTTACGATATAGATTTAGATGTCGAGGTGTTTAAGGATATCTTCAAAAAATATTCAAAACAAAACGAGCATTACTTCTTAAGCAAAAAGGGCCAAGGAGGATGGCATAGTGATGTGAATGAGACAATAAAGTCTGCGAAAGATTTCTCAGACATGTTCGATAGTTATTTCATTGGTATAGAGCATATCCTTTATGTAATCTTGGATTCTGATAATGACTTTATAAAGTTTTTATCTAAAAATAATATAGATCTTTTGTTGTCCAAAGATTTGATTGAGGGTTATGTCCTAGAAGATAGTATCCCCGCTTTAGATAAGATGAGAGATTCATTTGTCTCTGAGACTGAAGAGTTTGTCGATGTAGAAGACCTTCAATCGCCATTGCCGAATATATCAAAATACTGTATTAACTTAAATGAAAAGTATCTCTCTAAAAAGAGTTCTACTATTTCTGGCAGGGATCATGAAATTCATCAGCTTGTAGAGATCCTCTCTAAGAAAAATAAAAGTAATGCTATCTTAGTCGGAGATGCAGGTGTCGGGAAAACAGCTATAGCAGAGGGTTTAGCTCAAAAAATTGTAGGCCAAGAAGTTCCGCCGCATATGTCACTAATGCAGATTTGCTCGGTTGATATAAGCGCGATGGTCGCTGGTACTAAATATAGAGGAGAGTTTGAAGAAAAATTCAAAGCTTTGATCGCGGAAGCTGAAAAAGAGACTAATATCATACTGTTTTTTGATGAGATTCATACTATAATAGGAGCTGGTAATTCAGAGGGTGCTGTAGACGCTTCAAACATGCTCAAACCAGCTTTAGCTAGAGGAGAGATAAAATGTATAGGTGCAACGACGACTCAAGAATACAAGAAATTCTTTGAAAAAGACACGGCTATCAAAAGGAGATTCGATAAAATAGAGATTGAAGAACCTACAAAAGCAGAAACAAAAGAGATTATTTTAAAAACAATTTCTTATTATGAAGATTTTCATAATGTCAGATACTTAGAATCAGATATTGATACGGTCATAGATTTTTGTGAAAAATACTTAAGCAATAAAAAGTTCCCTGATAAAGCTTTTGATATAATTGATCAATTAGGAGCTAGGACTAGAATTAAATACAATAAGATCCCAGCTAAGGTTGATGATGTCAGAAATTCTTTTTGCAAGGTCTTGATGGATACTAATAATGACGAAGAGTTAGACGAGGAACAGTTTACTCTACTATTGAAAGATTATCTCCAAGTAATGTCCCGTTACCAAGAGAATCGGGGTAGGAAACAGAATATCAGGCAAAAAGATATACTAGCTATCTTTCAAGAGAAGACAGGATTGTCAGCAAAGACTATTAATAAGAACCATTCTTCCTTCGCTTCTTTTTCTAAGCAAATGAATAGCGAAGTATTTGGTCAACATGAAAACATAGACCTTATTTATAATTCTCTATCTTGTGCTAAAGCGGGTTTAAACGATCCTAGTAAGCCCTTGAGTAATTTCCTTTTTGTTGGTGATACAAGTGTTGGCAAGACATATACCGCTAAAAAGATAGCGAAGTATTTCTTTGGTAATGAGAAATCATTCCTGCAGCTTAACATGAGTGAATACCAAGATAAAACAGCTATCTCTAAACTCATAGGCGCAAATGCTGGCTATGTAGGTTATGACGAAGGAGGTTTACTCACAGAGTTTGTTCGTAATAACCCCAACTGCGTTGTGTTATTCGATGAAGTTGAGAAATGTGAGCCTAAAGTCTTAGATATTTTACTTCACATTTTAGACGAGGGATACGCTACAGATAACCTTAATAGGAGTATTGATTTTAGTAAGACTGTGGTCATTATGACCTCTAATATTGGTCATAGAGAAAAATCAGCGAAGAGCATGGGTTTTGCTCCTGATAAACAACGAGAGAAAGATGTTTATAATTCTTGTGTTAAGAAATATTTTAGACCAGAGTTATTAGCTCGCGTAGATGAGGTTTTGATTTTTAATGAGCTAGGAGAACGAGAATTGAGGCAGATTATAAGAAAAGAGCTGACTGAAATAAAATCTAGACTATCAGAAAGGGGTGTAAATTTAGTCTTACAGAAGAAAGTAGAGAACCACATCTTTAATGAGATTAAAAATGATAAAAATCACGCTAGACAAATAAAAAGTATTGTAAAATCCCTAGTTCAAGTTCCGATATCTAACTTCATTGTCAATAACAGAGATGTCGAAAAAATATCGATAAATATAGTTGACAAATCGCTACAATTTGCATAAGATATGGCATGGATAAAGTAAACCTACGGGTAATGAAAGCTATTCGCAATTCAAAAGGACGTTTCTTTGGTCTCTACACGAAGCAGGGTGAATCACTCAACGCTCAGCTTCAATCTGAAACAGATCAAACAATTGTGGTTTATGACCGTAATTTCAATCGTACTCGCCGCTTTGCTAAAGCCAGCATTTCTGGAGTGCGTATTGCTGCTAAAAAATTTGGTAAGGTTTTTTAAATCTTACTGATCAAAGATAACATAAGATTATCGTTCATATTACTCTACCCCCTCCTTGAAAAAGGAAGGGGTAGTTTTATTATAAGATGTGAAGTTATCCTCTTTATTCAAAGGAAAGGTTTATACTTTTCCACAAACTAAAAACCAAGATCAAGACAAGTCTTTTGCTCTGGAGGTTATTAAAAGAATAAAACCTGATTTAGTTTTGTCAGATATCACAGTAGGGGTAATCAAAGACCATTATGATGTCTTCGTTCTAAAAGACAATAAAGGTGGTATTTTTAAATTAAAAATATCTTTGGATGATTCTTCTGAGGTGTTGAAAAAAGAGTATAATGTAACAAAGAATTCTGCATCAGTTGTAGTGCCTAAGCTGGTTAAGTATGGGACTGTAAAGATAGGAGATGAAGTAACTTATCTTTTGGTAAAAATCCCTCCTTGCGAAAGTGTTAGGGAATATGGAAGGTCTTCGCTTTTGAGTGAGCTAGATCTATTCATCGAATCTTACTTTATTTTCCAAAAGACTAGAGGTGTGAGAAATACTTATAAAACTCATTTATCATCTTTCTTAGCTAGTATTAACCCTTCATCTTACTTACCAGATGAATCTTTAGAAGCTCTAAAAAGTTATACAGATTATAGTTTATGTGAAGATTTTATCTTATCCCTTGCGGGAGAAATAGAGCAATTAGCATTAAACTCTAGTTTGCCTTATAGAGATAAATGTCATGGAGGATTGTCCTTAGATAGTATTTTTATTAATGGTAACAATATTTACTTTGATGATTTTAAAGATGTGTTTATGGGTCATCCGTATATAGACTTCATTAATCTAATCGTAGAATTAGGAGTTGAGCCAGACGATCAGTTCCAAGTATTATCTGTATTTTGTAAGAAGGGGGGGATAAATGAAGACAGAACTCTATTTAAGTCTCTTTATGAGATAGAAATAAGGAAAAAGATTTTAATGTTAATTACTGAGTATGTAAAAGAAGTCTATGTTTATGACTCATACAGATACAATAATATTCTGAATATAGCGGATACATTTTCTCATTGTTACGAAAGGTTCTGTAAGGTAAAAATGTTCCATAAAAACAGAGAATTCATCATGAAAACGATCTGTGAGCCTATTTTTGGTGTAAAAGCTTAAGTATGCCACTACCAACGCCAAACGATGGGGAGAAGCGTTCTAAATTTGTAGAACGTTGTATGTTAGATCTCTCAGAGAAGAATGAATTCCCAGACGCAAAGCAGAGGACTGCTGTATGCTACTCACAGTTCAAAAAAGCCGAGAGTAAAGCTTCTATTGTAGTAGGAGATGATTCTGAAATGTATTATTACTTCTCTGAGTCTAGTAAAGGCCCAATGAGTCACTACTTTAAGACTAAAGAAGAAGCTCTGAGCGATGGATCTAAGATGGGTTTAGATGGTTACCATGTCTACAAAAATGAAGCTGGTGATAAATTGTATATGGCTGGACCAGATTATAAGACATTTAGTTCTTTGTGGGAGAATATCAGAAAGAAGAAGCAAAGAATCAAAAGTGGATCTGGAGAAAAGATGAGAAAAAAAGGAGATAAGGGCGCTCCGACTCCAGAACAAATTAAAAAAGCTAAAGACTGATTTATGTAGAAAAAGGGGAATAGTCCCTTAATATTCTACATGATTGTTCAGTATTATAAGCCTAATTCTAGGAACACTGGGTGCGCTTTTAGTTTCGATATCGGAGCCAATAATAAGAATCAAGAGCCTTGTATATATATCAGGGCTGTAAAACAATTTTCTTGGAATGATAAAACAAGAACTGGTTCTTTTTCTGAAAACGCTAAGAACCCCGATAAGTCTATTTCTATTAAGCTTAATGAAATAGAAGTGGGTGGATTCATTTATGCTGTAGAAAAGTATACTGAATTTTCAGCTTTTCATTCTTATCAAGATAATAAAACTTCTATCTCATTTAAGCCTTATCAGAAGAAAGATGGCACTCCCGCCTTTTCTTTTGGTGTGACGAGGAATTCTGCTAATAAATTTGGCATTGGAGTAGAAATGTCGGAGGCTTATAACCTTCTAGAGTTTTGTAAATTCTTCCTGCAAGAACTGTACGCTTTTAGATTGCAAAACAACATCGACAAAAGAAAAGCTAACGCTTCTCACTCATGAAGAAAACTGTATTGATTCATTCTAATTTTACTAGAGCTTTCACTGGTTTCGGTAAAAACAAAAAGAATATCATGCGGTATCTCCATGATACAGGCAAGTATAATCTTATCGAGCTAGCTAATGGTGTAGAATGGGAAGCTCCTAGCACACAGCTCCTACCTTGGACTTGTAGGGGTAGCTTACCTAAACCACAAGAGATGCAGGGATTAACTGCAGAACAGCAGAGAGAGCAAGGGTACGGCTCTAAATTAGTAGACAGGGCGATTAAAGAGTTTAAGCCTGATGTTTACATTGGCATGGAGGATATATGGGCTTTTAATGGGTTCCATACAAAACCTTGGTGGAATAAAGTTAATACTATGATCTGGACTACTCTGGATAGTCTGCCAATTCTGCCTCAAGCTATTGAATATGCTCCGAAGATAAAGAATTATTATGTTTGGGCTTCTTTTGCTGAGAAAGCTATGAATGAGTTGGGCTATGGGGATGTTAAGACATTGAGAGGTTCTCTAGATAAAAACAATTTTCACAAGCTAACTGATGAGAAACGTCAGTCCCTTCGGGAGAGGAGTGGGTTAAAAGATGAATTTGTTATTGGGTTTGTTTTCCGTAACCAACTTAGGAAAAGCGTCCCTAATATCTTAGAGGGCTTTAAGAAATTTAAACAAGATCACCCGAAATCAAAAGCTAAGCTGTTGTTGCATACTCATTGGTCTGAAGGTTGGGACATTCAGAGGCTTTTAAAAGAAAAGGGTATACAGCATACAGACATTTTAACGACTTATATTTGCAATAAGTGCGGCACGTATCATGTCTCTCCATTTAAAGGGCAAGAACAGACATGTGGAGCATGTGGGACTCAGAAATCTGTGAATACTACTAATACAGGTAGAGGAGTAACTGATTCCCAGTTAAATGAAGTTTATAATCTGATGGATGTTTACTGTCACCCTTTCACAAGTGGCGGTCAGGAGATACCTATTCAAGAGGCTAAGCTGGCAGAGCTTATAACACTGGTCACTAATTATTCTTGTGGTGAGGATTGTTGCACAGAAGAGTCGGGGGGTCTCCCATTGGAGTGGACGGAATACAGGGAACCTGGAACGCAATTCATCAAAGCTTCGACTTGTCCAGAAAGCATATCTTCTCAGCTTTCAAAAGTTCATGCCATGACGAAGGAAGATCGCGATTATCAAGGGGAAAAATCTAGGCTTTGGACTATAGATAATTTTAGTATCGAGGTGATTGGTAAACAGTTAGAAGAGATCATCGACGAAATGCCTCCTGTAGAATATGATTATGAGGCAACTCATTTAGATTTTAATCCTGATTACTTACCAACGGGAAAGTTTACGTCTAATGAAGAGTTCTTAATAGATATCTATAAGAATATCCTGAAAGATGATGTGGATCAAAATTCTCAAGGGTTTAAACACTGGATGACTAAGCTACAACAAGGCCAAACCCATCAAGAGGTATTAAATCATTTTAAGCATGTGGCTATCAGAGAAAAACAGAAATCTAAGATCCCCAGTATGGAATCTTTACTATCTGAGCAGGGAGATAACAAAAGAATTGCGATAGTTATTCCTCAAAGTGAGGTTGATGTTTTACTTATTAATTCTTTATTAAAGAATTTTAAATTCCAGTATCAGGAGTATGATTTATATGTGTTTACTAATCCTCAGTATTACCCTTACATAGATGATAATCCTGCTGTCTACAAATTGATGCCATACAATCCTTCTATAGAGAATCAACTAGTCATGGAGGGTTGTAATGAGCATGGGGGATATTTCGAAATGGTATTCTATCCACATGCTACAACACAAAAATCATTGTCCTATCTCCACAATGGGCTTAATAAACATCAATTTTCTTTAAAGTAAATGTCTCATCTAATAGAAGAATACGCAAAGAGTTTAGGGGTTAAAATCTCTGAGCCTATAGTCAAGGATCATTTTTTTCCTACATTACCAGAAAAGTATATAACCATAAATCAAGCTGGGGTATCATCCAAAACTTATTCTCATTACGACATAGCCTTAAGTCTCCTAAAACCTTTTTTGGAGAGGGCTAAGATTCAAGTCGTCCAAATGGGAGGAGATAAAAAAATAGAAGGCGTAGATGCAGCATTAAATGTTTCTTTTAAACAGCAGTCTTATGTTCTTTCTAAATCTTTGGTACATTTAGGTTGTGATGGGGCTTTAGCTCAATTAGCTAGCAGTAAAGAAATCCCTACAGTCACTGTCTACGGGAACGCTTTTTCTGAAAACGCTAAACCCTTTTTTTCTTACTCATCTATAAACAAAAATATAGAACCAGATTGGAATAAGAAACCTTGCTTTGCTAAAGAAGACCCCAAGAAGCAGATAGATACTATTAAGCCTGAAGTTATTGCCCAAGAAGTTTTGAATTTATTGCCTATAGAGAAAGAGCCTATAAAATTTGCAACGAAGAATATAGGGTCATTGTTTTCTCGGTCTGTAGTGGAGGTTATCCCCACATCATTTGTTCCTTTGAGAATTCCTAAAGAGCAAGAGCTTATGATCAGGGCGGATTACGGGTGTGATGAAGTGTCTTTTTTGAAGTATTGTGGGAATTATAAAGTCTCTATAACGGCAGATTCATTGATTCAGCCTCATGGTCTACAGAAAGTAGCTAATAACATAAACAAATTCCTTCTATTTATCGACTCAAGCTGGGACACTATCCCTGATAATTATTTCCAAGTCTTAAAGGGGTTTAATATAGATTTGACTATGGTGGTGAAGGACAAAGATGATCTCAGTTCTTTAAGGAATAAGTATTTTGATATCCCAGTAGTACCTTATGAAGCGGAGCAGGAAGCTCCTTGTGAGGTTGGGGATGATGCTAGATTTATGTCTTCCCTTCGTCTCATTGAAGGGGGTAAAGAATATTTAAGTTACGCACATTGGAAAAAAAACCTTGACGGTAATAATAAAGTGCTAGATACTCCTGAATATTGGAGAGAATCAAAACATTTCTATATCTATGAGCGCGACTAAAACAGTAAAGAAAAAGGCAGCAAAGAAATTCTACGGACCAGACGCTTACAAGCGTAACCAACATGGGCTACTAGAGAACGCAGAGTATGTGTTTAATCAGGATGGATCTGTTGATTGGAGGGCAATGATCAAGGATGAGTTCCTCTACCCAAACAAAGGTTGGTTTGACATGCGTAATATGTCCACTCCTTCATCCAATGAAGGGCTGGAAGACAAACAATTATTGATTATGCTTGGGGGTATTAAGGAGATTGCTAAGATGAGGGGTTACAGCTCTGTAGATTTTGACGTTGATAATATCTCAGACGGCTACGTTACAGCTAAATGCACAATCCAATGGGATGGTAATTATGAATCATATAGTACCATTTACACAGATGTCGCGAATGCTACTTTAGCTAACACAGATGCATTCTGTGCTAAGTTCTTAGAGACAATTGCTTGCAATAGAGCTTTTGTCAGGTGTGTGCGTAATTATTTGAATATTCATATCGTCGGTGCTGACGAGATAGATAAATCAAAGGGCGCTGGTCAAGCGGTAGACACTTCTTCTGGAGCTTCGACAATAACATCCCCTACAGACCTTTTAGAGAAGACTCTTAGAGAGAAGCATGGGGTAGATTCCTTTGATGACTGTAAGAATGTCCTTAGAGATCTGTGGAGGAGTAAGAAGTATCAGAACGAAGACGCTACATCGTGGGGGTCTTTCTCTGATATCCCTGTCAAAGAAGCTAGAAAGCTTATAGCGGCGTTGAGCTAATGATTAAAAGAATACTGGACCCTGAAGAGTTTAAAGTCTTATTGGGTGACATAGATACCCTCTTTAAAGAAGAGAACAAAGTAAATGGTCATGCGTTAGTAGAGCATGATAAAGAGTACATTTTTAATGCTTTTGGTAATAAATCTATACTCGCGTGGGACTTCTTTGTGTGGGGCCATAAGAACGAGTCGAATAAGTTCGATGCTATGATTGCATTCTTAAATCATAAGAACGAGAAATTTGGTAAGGAGATATTTACAGAATACTTATGGCTTTCTAAGAACCCAAGAGTGGGGAGAAAGCTCCTAGCCAAAGCTATTTCCTTTGCTAAGGAAAAAGAATTTGAATATGTGGTAATGAGTTGCGTAGAGGCTCACCCTAAATCTAAAAAAGTAGCCCATTTCTACGAGAAGATGGGGTTTATTAAAGACTCCGAAACTTACATAGCAAAACTATGAACCAAAAAGCAGCAAAGCGTTTGAGAAAAATTTGTAATCCTGTTGACGTTGTGTCAAAAAGAGTTTACAATCGCCTTAAAGACCAATATAATAACCTCCCTGATCATGCAAAAAGAAATTTCATCGACCTCATCGAGCAAAACTACGAAGAAATCCGAACAATCCTCTTGGACCAAAAATAAGATTGGCTCACTCTGGACCAAGAAGAATAATAACGGAAAGAACTTCCTATCTGGAGAGATAGTAATGGATGGGAAGAAAGTCCCATGCTTGATTTTTAAGAATGATTACCAAGAAGGTAATACGCCCCACTTTCATATCTACTCCCTAGAAGGGGAATAGTCTTATGGAGTAGGGGGTTCTGGAGCAGGAGGAGGAGTATTGACCCAAACTTGTAGAGCGGGAATAGCTGCAAGGATAGCGTCCATAGCAGCTTTAACTTCTGGAACCTCATCTACACAAGACCAGAAAGGCTTACGTCCATTGACTCGTCCTGGGACATTGATATATTCAACTCCCTCGTTATCTGCAGTAATCAAGACTTTCTCTTCTGACCCATCATAAGGAAGCATCTCGATAGAGAGAGAGCCACCAGTAGGATCAGCTTCAGCATTATTCGGTGCGTAGATATTAATACTACGTAGCCATACAGAGTTATAAGTCTCTTCTGGCGAGGCTGGAACAACAAAAGGCTCATCGCGTGGAACGGGATCGCCCAAAATCAAATCGGAAGTATCGGAGTCTGGCATAATAAATTATATGTTAAAAATTAGTTTAATCTATTTTTTATTACACTAAAAATGACTTTAAGTGACCTACTCTTATCGATGGAGCCACTAAAGGTTTAATTTTTGTTGCATCATAGCAATTACGGCAAAAGCTAACGTCTTCGAAACTGAGGTCTTTTACGTCGAATTTCTCTCCTTTTTTGTCTGGATGTTCACATTTTTCGATATGTGCGTCTCTCAGAGGATAATAAGGGTATTCCATTTTTTCATAGATGGATCTGTGGACTTTTGTGAATCCAAAACCACACCAATCTACTTGAACTAGCTTACTTGGTTGTTCTTTTGCTGTTTTAGTCAACCATTCTACTGAAGTGAATGGCATATGAAGATTTTTCCTGAAGTAATCTTCGTCCCAATTACCTACCATTGCTTTGTCTCCGTAATCAGATCTATACCAACCAGTAACAAATTTTTTCTCTTTAGGTATACTCATCATGAATTCTACCTGTTGAATATTGAATTCTACATCAGAATCAATCCAAAAAAGCCATTCTGCTTCAGGTGGGCGGGTATCCATATAACCTTTCCCCCCAGTAGCTAAATAATTTCGGGCAAAGTTTAAAAATAAACCATCACAAGTAAAAATTTGTGAATTATTCTTCTCGCACCAAGATTGTAATTTCAAGTATTGGGGAAATAATTTGCCTTGTATGCCTCTATGATCAATTGGAATTAGAAAAACGCAGTCTAACATGTATTATTATATGTATACAATAAAATTTTAAAGTATGAAAACAGTTGAATTAACAGAAGAAGAAATCCAAGTCACTATCCAACTTATCGATATCGCTGTAAAAGCTAGCGGCCTTAACGCTGCAGAAGCCGCATCGATTCTAGCTAAGAAGTTTGGCTCTCATTTGCAAGAGCCTCCTACAGAAGTAGAAGACGCTCCAGTTTTTGCTGAACAAGCTCCTGAGCTAGAGGTCGTAGATCAAAACGATTAATAAAATCATCTTATAACATTTAACCTACCCCCTACCCTAAACAGGTAGGGG